GAAATTACCTACGCCTAATCTTTCGTCGTATAGGTCTTTACATAGCTGTATATTTGATTTTAAACTGTCCGTCATAATAACTACCTCCCAATAGTTTTATTATTGTAATACTCAATGTCTAATTCATCAACCCAAAAATCGTCAAGAGTTTCAGGCTCATAAAAGTCTTTATCTTTGTTTTCTTGGTTGCGTTGTATAATCCAAGCTTCTGGGTTATCAGTAAAGCCGTCATAATCGTCTACCATACCAGACATTTTATCTTTGATTGCGTATATTATTGGTCTATCCATAACTACCTCCCAATAGTCTTAGTGTCGTTGAGCGTAATATATTGGTAAGCACCTTTATTATACGCTGGTGCTACCTGTTTTTTACGCTGGTTAGCTAGTTTTTGAGCTGCAAGCTCACCACAGTCGATACATGTAGTATAACCTAGTTTAGCTCGTGGCTCGGGAACCCTACATTGAGGGTCTCTACAATATGAACATAACATAATTTACTCCTATATAGTTAATATAAATAATATACTAATGATCAAAAGTAAAGTAAAGGATAGTGGCGGGTTAAGTTATCTACTATGTCGTCTTGTAGTTTCTCTAAAAGAGTCTTCCTTTGGAGTCTTCAACAACCTAACCCTAAACTGAATCAATAGATGAGTCGTTTACTTACCATTGTTTTACCTGCGTCAACTAACTTGTAGTTGTAAAGGCGACCGTTTTCCTCTTCAAGTTTTTGTAAGTCATTTATACTTTTAGTAGCTGATTCAAGATTGCTCCAGCTTGAGTATAAACCCCAACCACCGTCGCTGTATGGCTTGGCAGTATGTTTACGCATAACTCGGTAACGCAGTATTTTTTCATCTTCATATAAATTACCGTCGCTACCTCTATAAACACCGTCGTCTATTTCCTCATAGGTTTTAGGTGCTGGTATTGTAAATTGCATATTTTTCTCCTATATAAAATTTAACTATAAATAATATAAAAAACATCAAATACATAGTAAAGGATAGTCTAAAAGAATATAAAGATGATCCACAGCACAAAAATAACCCGTATTACTCTACGTTTCTCGTCGGTCATTTACTAAGCTTCTGCGTTAGCCCAAGCTAATATAACTGCGTCGTGAATAAAGTTTATAAGACTATGCGCTGAGCGATGAGTGGTAAAATCACCACCGTCAGCACTGTCGCAATGTAGTAATACATATCTACCGTCAAGGTAAAATGCTATTTTAGTGGTTTGACTAAAGTCAGGGCATTTATCAACTAATTTTTTAGTCAAAGGCGGACTTATAGCTAAATGCTCACCCTGTTTATTTGGTAAGTCTTGTATTGATTTTAGTAATAATTCTTTACTGTCTTCTATATTCATTTTTTATCCTTATTTATAAATTTATATCTGCTTTCAATATTAGGAAACTGTTTAAAAGTTTCTATAAGCCTGTCTTGAGTTACTTTACCGAATTTAGTAAAGTCATCTAAAAAAGCTTCCTCGGGCTCAATACCATGAGCCCTGAGATTTTCTAACGTTTCGGCACGTGTCCTACTAGCCATTAGTCTAACAATACCATATAAGCGTCAGGCTCATTGACCTTAAACCAGTCAAGACCTATACGCACGCTATCGTAGTCTTTAAATAACTCACTACCCTTTACCCAATCATACACAGCTACTGCGTCTGGTTGTAGGGTAACTGCGGCACCAGTGTATGGATTTTTTACCTCTACTGGTTCGGTATCTAGTATTTTTACGCCTTCGGGTATTTCTCTACTCATCACTATTTACCTTACTTTTCATCCATGCGGTAGTAATATCCATAGCCTCACGCCTACCTAACTCAGGAAATAATTCCCTAAGCATAGCTGGGGCACCGTACATATTCATACCACCCTGCATAGTGTCGAGTAGGGCGAAGTATGGTTCGTAGTTATTGTTATTAGTATTTTTTTCAGTATGCATTTTTATTCTCCTTATAAAAATATTACTTAAATAGTATTAACGGGATGCCTATGATGGTAAACCATAATCACTAGGATTTTTACCGTTGTTAAATTTTTTATAACAACTCAGGCATACGTCTTTAGTGTGATACGGTTTATCTTTATCAACTTTAGTTGTATATTTAGTCCACACTTTAGTTTGATTTTTACCGAAGAATGTAGGGATAATACGCTCCCTACACTCATCGCACCTAATAGGTTTTTTAACCACTGACAATCTCTAAAGTTTTGATTTTATTAATGTCATAGTTAAGGTCGGTAGCAGTATAAAGACCCGTTAATAAAGCTTCTCTTACTGTTTTACCATTGACGGCTTTAACTCTAGCGTTATTGTCGTCACTATTGGCTTTTTTACCTGTAGCCTTTAGTTTAGCATCAGGGTGAAATTTACCGTATCTAATGTTGCCATTAGTTTTGGCTTGTTTTACCTGCGTTTTCACTGACGCAAGTTTTTTCTTAGCTGTAGCTTTTGTCATAGTAATAGCCCTCCTGGACTGTTATATTAAGTTACAAGGTAAGTATAGGTAAGATCAAAAGTAAAGTAAAGCATACTCAAAAAAGAATTTAAGTGCTCGATGTGGTAGTAAATGCTTAGTATATAGGAGGACACCTGTAATGCGGACATCTACTACCTTTCTACCTATCCCTCACCGAGCAAAGAGATAAAATTAACCCGCATACAGATGCCAATTAATTAATGTAGCTTTGAATAAAACTTTCATTGTCTTTCAGTTTATCTAGTATGCTTTTATCATAGCTAGTTTCACTCAAACAACAAATAACTCGTGTATCTAAAACTTTAAAACCTAAATTCATAAGTCTTGCTGCTTCAGACTCCATATCCCTATCTGAGCATTTATCTACTATACTCATTTGGGATTTAATATATTTTTCCCAGCAGTGCCAATCGTGACCCGTTTCTGGGTCTTTTATGCGTATAGCTATAACGCTGATATACTCTTTCTCGTCATTATTTTCAATATCCATATTACTCCTTATATAATACTGAGTGTCCTAGATTAGCCCGTTATTATGAGAATGAGGCTCTAGATAAACCTCAAACAGAACTAGCTTTAGGCGTCACACACATCTAGGTCGATTACGCCGTCACTCAGTAAACAGCTATTATTGGAAACGCTAGTTCCCTAAAATCTGGGTGTAAACATTTTAGTTAATGAAGCGTAAGCTTCGTCACTTACGTTTTTAAGATGCGGTAGTTTTTTACCACCGCTTCTACTTTCATTAACTCGTTTACCACACTTATTACATTCTAATACGCTGTTAAGTGTGCCGTGTTTATTTATACTGTAGCTATTAGCCCAGTCGTGCTTACATTCTACTGTCATTACGTCTCTCCGCTGATAACTCTAATAATTGTATATGGTTAGTTACTACCATATCAATTATGTTTAAAGCCATGTATGTAGATAAGCCTTCTTTAGCGTTATCCTCGTTATCTAAGTTTTCAAGAACAACTTTTTTTACTAACTTAAAACTGTTAATAATATCTTCTCTAAGTTCTGTATCCATATTTTTACTCCTATAATATATGGCGGTGGTCACGGGAGTAAGGTCGCTAGTTTGCATACTCTTTGACATGTCTACCCAACAGTAACCACCTAAACTATAAGCCATCTAGTCTCGCCACGCATCGTATTTTAACTAGTATCTTAGCCTACCCTTATTTGACTGATCAACCGTCTGCTTTGTAGGTAGCCTATAGCCTAAAATTAATATAGCTATGATCCGTTTGAAGGTAAAGGATAATCAAAATCTTTTATTTCTATATGATAATGGTCTATTTGTCTAGCTAATAACGTTTCCTCAGGTACGTGTGTGCTGTTATAGGCATGGTTAGTATGTGATTCTTGTAGTGTAAACTTTTTACTTATACCTTCATACTCACCAGCGTTAGCTTTACGTATTGCGTGTTCAGGGCTTTTAGCTTTTACAGGGTATAGATCTATTTCTATATGTGCTAATGGTATATAGTATGTCTTTAGTTCAGGGTTATCACTTACGAGTGTAAGTATGGGTTTTTTAGTCATTTTTTACTCCTTATAACTTTATATAGTATTTAAACTTACATCTTTAACATAGTAAAGTTTAATCGTAAGCTCCTAGTAACCAAAATACTAATAGATATCTGTCACCTTTACCAACCTTTAGTCCACGGTGCATGTGTGTAAAACTAGGGAAAAATAAAGCATGTCCTCTAGGTAATGGCGGTACTATGCCTCTACCGTGAAACTCAGTGCCACCGCCCTCATAGTCACCAGTATTTAAAGGCACTACCACCGATATATCAGCACTGGCGTCATGATGCCACTCACCTTGTTCTCTTTTAGCTAGATTATAGTTAGCTAGTTGTATTGAATTATACTTGAGGCTGTAGCGTTGCCACACTGCAGTAAATAAAGGATTCATATGGTTAAGGGCTACGCTATGCAAATTAGAGGCTAGTTGTGGTATGTTATCTTGTAGAGTTATTTCAGGTATCTGTCGTAACTCGTCCTCGTCATCATTTTCTTTAAACCCTAAATACAGCTCCATGTTTTTTATTTCATCTAGCATCATATCACAAAAATCTTCCGTAAATAAAGGCACGGAGTAAACGTCAGGTAGTTCTTCTTTTATATATTCTTGTAATGGTATTTCTAGTTTTTGAGTGCCGTCGCCTGAGTGAAACTTTATAATTTCAGGCTCAGCATCTTGTATCATAGCTAACGTAGTTTTATCAATCATCCAGTCTGATTGTATAGCTAACATAGTATTTTTTATTCTATATGGTTTTGACCTATCCATGTGTACCCCCTTAATGTACTATTGGTTGTTGTGTTGTTTCGTTAAGTTCCCCTACTATCTCTATTGTGATTTTCTTATCAACTGATATTGCTGCACTACTTAATAAATCAGCTTCGTATTTAGCTTCGTTATAATCAAACGCAAATATGTGTGGTCCAGGAAAAGTTTTTTCTTCACCTTCCTCAGTAGTGATAGTAAAAACAGTCATCCAGACTCTTATTAAACCACTCATTTATTTTTCTTTAAGTTATTGATCTGCGGTTGTTTTTCTTTTTTCTGACCCCATATAATTTCCCAGGCATCTCTGTATTTATTGGTGTCTTCTTTTCTTCTTTTACTGCCCTTACCACCGTGCCATTGATCACTCATCTATTTCTGCCTCACCCTCAATAATTTTACCAACTGGTAATATACCACCTGTGTCATAATAAAGTTGTTTCATACGTTCTAATACTTCTTCTTTTGACATAGTTTCTACTTTATTTACCACTAACTCACTACGGTTAATATATAATCCTGCTGCTTTACCCCTAGCCACTTCCGCAGTTACCGCAGCAGACCACGCACCATTACGCATAGCCCCTTCACGTATATCTTTTAAATCAGTAAGGTGAGTAGATAAATCTAAACTTACTTTTTTAGCAGCACGTTCCTGTAAAGCTTGTATTCTTTGCTTTACTAATGGGTTAGCGTCAGAATCGAGCACATACCCAGCACGTTTAGCATTCTTTTCACTATACCCTGCGTCAAGTGCAGCGTCTTTTTTACTCATGCCTTTAGCTACGTTCTGAGCGTATTTTTCTTGCTTGGGCGATAATTTCTTTTTTGCTTTCATAATATTTTCTATAATACTCCCTGTATTTATCTGGGTTTTTAGCGTATCTTTTTCTTGCTCGTTTATTTATTTTTTCTTTATTTAGTTGATTGTATTTTTTGTTTTTTATAGCCCTTATTGCTTTATCTTCTTCAGTTAGTCTAGCTTCACGCTTAGCTGATTGTTCAGAAGCATAACTTTTTTCATGGTGTTTATTATATTCTTGTTGAAAAATCTGTAAACCGTCAAGGACTACCCTAGCTTCATACTCATTTCTATCTAATACATATTTTTCATGGTTAGCCTCAGCTATAGCAAATATTTCTGGATCAATAGGATAATCGTCAACTGAGAATCTACCGTCACCTATAACATAGCTTTCATCTTTTTTAATAGAGCTTTCAACTGTTCCTAAACCTCTCGGTCCACCTGCCCATCCGTCAAAGTCTTTATAGACTTGTTTATATTCAGACATGTTTCTCAAAGTATTAGCTCTTATTCGACATTTATCATTACAAAACTTACGTGCTTTATTCGGCACGGGGTTTTTACACTCTGGGTTAGCACAGCGTAAATATGATACTACTTCGTTCTCCATAATCTTAATATTTTTCTACCTTCGTGGTACACGCTACGGGTTACAAATGTTTTATCATTACGTTTACCGTATATACTAGCAGCACCACGCACTCTTTTTAGGTGTTCATTACTTTCAGGATTTATATCCATGTGATCACCTACCTCAAGTTTATAAAAATGATAAACCTGAGGTGCAGTTTCTGACCTAGTAGGTATGGGTATTTGAGTGTCATTTTCCATTTACGAGTATATGTCCTCCTTTCCAGAAATAACCGTTAGTATCACTAGTGTGTGGTCTTGTGAATACGTATATAGTTTCAGGGTTTAACCTATCATCTATACTGTTACACGCTGACTCAACAGAAGCCTCGTCATAACATATAACTTCACTTCTATTATCTAGTGAGGTAGAGCCGTAGCTCACCACCCATACTGTTTCTTGATTTTCCATATATAAACCTCTTATAAATATATTACCTATATAATACCTACTGAATATAAATCAGTAAAGGATAATCTTATGTTATTTTTAAGGGCTTTTAAGCGTATGAATTTTAAAGTAAGGCGTATATACCTTATTAATTGATCACACGCTTAAAACGGCTTATATTAGCCTTTAGGTTTAGATGTTTTAGTTATATACCCTAGCTTAATATCATATTTAATATCGTTAAGGTTGAGTATGCCTTTGTCTAGAACTTCTTGTATGGTGGGTTTGCCCTCATACTTTTTAAGTCTATCTTTATTACTTTGACTTATAGGCATTTTATCTGTCCTAGTAAGTATCTGACTAGTGTCGTAAGGATCACGACCACGTACAGTATTACAATAATTATTAGGTTTAGGTATATCTATTTTAGGCACTTGCCTGTATTTATTTGACATGTCTTCCTCCTCCATATCAACTGCTTTTTTCATAAGCACACTGTATAAACTTTTTTGACCAGTTTTCATATCTTTAAAAGTTTTCTTTTTACCAGTGTGTACTTCATACCATCGCTCTGCTTGTTTTATGGGTAAAGCTGGTGCCATAATATTAGGGTCACCTATAGCTATACCACCGCCTCTAACCTTGTGCATCTCACTCATATCAAACTTCACTACCCGACTTGGATTATCGGGTAGGAAGTAAACAAAAGTGACACTAGTAGGCACTATGCAGCCCTCGCATAGTCTATAGCTGTAGTCATAGCTCTAGTTTTTAAACTAGCCCTAGCTCCAAACCAAGCGTTATGCATTGCTGCGTCACGGTCGTGTCCCCATTTATGGTCAACGACAAACGTTACGGCATTCATAGCACCCCACCAAGTACCAGCACTACTTTTTAAATTAGCTCCTGGTTGTTGTTCGAGTGCTTCATATACCTTACTAGGAGCACGCTGAAACTCATCTAACATAGTAGCACGGGCTAGGTATGTTTTTTCAGTTTTACTTTGCTCTAGTAGTTTTTGTTGCATAGCTAGTTTAGGTTGCATTAAGTCAGCAATATAAGAAACTACAGTATCCTTAGTGTACTTTTTAGTACATAGAAACTCTGCTGCTTCTTTGTATTCTTTCATACGATTACTAGCTAAACCTAACGCATCTTCTGCGGTAGCTATAAGGTCTGCATCAAACGCTCTAGTATGTGGCATTTTAAAGTGTGGCTGAGTTTTATCAGCTAACGCCATACTTAACGTATTGTTGCATACTACTCTTATAGGCGTAAACCTAATTTCATTAGATTTACCCCACTCGTGACTAACAGACACAAGTAAGTTGCCTAATACCCTATCGTCTCCTGGTAGCGTAAAGCTTTCATCAACTTTAGCTAATCCCCATATTTGACGACCGTCTTTCAAAGACCCTGCAGTTTCCATAGTCATTTTACCAGCGTCGGTAAACTTCTTAAAAAACGTAAAAGCGTCTTCGTTTTGGGTAGGTATAAACTTTGGTCCACAAGGTCCAAAGATTGTGTTATCACTATCTCTTACGAGTAGTGAGTGGTTAGGTGCCATAATTAAGTCTTCCGACTTATCTGGGTCAGCGTTGTCATATGTAAATATTTCACGCTTACTGACTGACCAATCAAGACCAGCCTCAACTAACATTTCTTTAGGAGTCAAATCATTACTGACTTGTACACCAAGCCCATGCCAAGGAACTTCCCCCGCATAAGCCATTGATTCTACGGCTGCTGCCATAATAATACCTCCTTAAAGGTTGTTACGTTAGCCGTCATTAGCTAACTACCCCTAATATAGTTTAGCTCATTAATGATTAAAAGCATCATCAAAAAATAATTTAGCTTACGGTAGATGTGTCGTATTTACCTTTTATAAGGCGTATATTTTGATCATTTAACCAAGCTCTAAGTAGGTTACTTCTTTCTTTAGTGGTAAGGTTAGGTGTATGATCAATCTCATATTTTTTATCCATATACGTTTTGTATCCTGCGTAATAATCACCATTACCTAACTGACTGAATCTAACAATCTGCCATGATCGTTGTTTCGTAATATTATATTTGATGCCTATTTCCTCAAGAGTCATGGCATCTTTCCAGTAGTGCTTATAAATATCAGAATACATCTGATCTTTTTCTGTACGTTTACTCATTAAAAAACTCCTTGTAATGTACTGTTGCTTCTCCCCAACTTTTACCTATCTCTGCATCAACTTTATTGGGAACACATAAAGGTGTGCATTCAGACATAATTTTCATAATCAGCTCACATTGGTCAGAGTCGGTAACCGATATATCTAACTCATCATGAACTTGAGTATGTGGTAATATGCCTTCGTTGTATAGTTCTACCATAGCCTGTTTAGTCATATCTGCTGCAGAGCCTTGTATAAGTCTATTCATAGCTTTATATGTGTACGCTCTTTTAACTTGACTACCATATTCAGTAACTGCTTTTTCATATGGGTAAGGTGTCTTTCGTTCTTTCATAGGCTCATATAAGTTAAACCTACATTTACGACCAGCTATAGTGGTAATATATCCACGGTTAGCCCCTATCCTTGCACATTGATCACGTAGCCCTTTAATAAACGGCACTCTTTTATGATATGTGTCAAATAACACTTCTGCTTCTTGCATTGATAAGTCAAGTTGTTTAACTAACTTTTCTTTACCCATACCGTAGCTTAATCCTAAATTAATAATCTTAGCCTCTTTACGACTTATGTTAGCCATATCTGCTACTACCTGATGAAAGTCTGCATCTTTATTACGGTAAGCATCTACTGCCTCGCTTGCACCTTCTTGTTCAGTAGCTGAAGCGTAATGAACTGTAAGTCTAGGTTCTTGTTGAGAATAATCAAACACGCCCCAGTAGTGATCTTTTTCAGGTACAAATATACTACGTATGAGTGGACCAATGTCTTCGTTACGGGCTGGTACTTGTTGTAGGTTAGGATTACTACTACTAAATCTACCTGTTACTGTGCCTCCACGGTCACTGCGTAAAGGATGCAGTTCTCCATGTATCCTACCGTTTACGTTATGCTCTAGTATCATTTTATCTATAAACGTAGTCCTAGCCTTATTTAACTTACGTGCTCTTACTATATTATTAGCTAACTTATGGTCGTGAGTTTCTAACCAGTCTCCAGCAAAAGATGGGGCGTTAGTTTTAGGTGTGCGTGGATAACTTAGCCCAGCTCTATCAAATACAGTAGCTACTGACTGTGCTGCCCATAGGTCAGGTTTCATGCCAAACTCTTTATTAATAGCGTCAAGTATTTCATCCTCTTCTTTCTTTAACCTTTTACTTACTATTTCAGCAGTATCTAAATCTACAGGCACGCCTTTATAACGCATGTCAAGTAGTATAGGTATAAGTGAAGTTTCAAGCTCGTATATCTTACTTACGTTTTCTAGTTTTATTAAGTCTTTAAATACTTGCCACAACTTTAAAGTAAGCTCAGCATCCTTCTCACCGTATGGACCAACATACTTAGCTGGTAGTTTATACATCTCGCTTTTAGGGTCTAACCCGTATGCTTCTGCTGCATCAATAAGTAAAGTTTCATCTTTAGTTTCTCCACAATATTTTTCTCCTAAATTATTGAGTGAGTAACTATACTGATTCTCATCTATAAGTGGTGCTGCAAACATGGTGTCTTGTATCTTTCCGTGTACTTCTATACCGTAACGTTTAAGCCAACCGACATCGTATAAAGAGTTATGAAATATCTTATCATTCTTGTGAGTCATTTGTTTAGTAAACCATTTTAACACTAAACCTTTATCTAAATTGCCCCCACCACTGTGTTGTATAGGAAAATATAAACTAAAATCTTTAGTCGCTACCCCTATACCTGTTATATATCCAGTGTCTGGGAATGCCCAAGATGGACCATGAGACATTAATAATGGATCATATGTCTCTAAGTCAATAGCTACTTCGTTGTATCCGCTCAACTCTGGTAAACTACTGGGTGGAGTCCAGTCCACCTTGGGCGTAAATAAACTCACTTGTCTTTGCATGTAATTCTTTCTCTTAACTCACTACTACTAAAAGTATGTTGTCTGTAATTGTAGTAAACTTCTTTACTGGGTAAGTTAAACTCTTCTTTACCTGTAAAATGTTTATTCATATACTCTTCACCTATAATTCTAACGTCCCAAGGCACAGTCCTTAATATATTACGTAAATCTTCTTCGCTTTCATAGACTATAGTTTCATCTACGTAACGACAACCGTTTACCTGTATTTGACGTTCTAATAAACTTTGTATAGGTTTATTTTTATCAGAGTTCTCAACACTAGGGTCAGCGTGTATGCAAGCTATCAAGTAATCACACTGTTGTTTAGCCTCAGATAACATACTCACATGCCCTGCATGAAATAAATCAAAAGCACTAAACGTTATGCCTCTAGTCATAAGTTTCACTGTCGTTTGTATTTACTGAAGTCATAAAACTTTCTACTAATAGTAAATATCTACGTAAGTCACGTATATCATCTAGTATGCCTGTGTCACTAGGGTCGTTATAGATAGACTCGAATATATCGTAACCGTCTTTAGTTACTTGATTTTCTATCCTATCCCACTTACGTGCCAGCATCATAAATGCACCTATACCACCACGTTTACGCCAACTGTCGCCGTAGCTACGTTCAGCTTGTTCTAGTTTACTAACGTCTAAGTTAGCTAATTTTCGTATAATGTTAAAGTTACTTCCTTCCACTATATCCCTCCATATATTTTAGTAAGGTAACCTAGCAACTCCTTACCTTTACTATTTAAACCACTTGATGCTAAATACTCAACACCGTTGCTAAAAACTTCATTCATATTAGTATTGCCTAAACGTCTTTGACGTACACAAAAAACTAATAACTCAAACATGTCTGCCTGTTTACCTAAAACAGTTTCCTCTGGGCTTAATCTATACCCTATACCTATATCACTCTCGTACTTATCTTCTATTCTTTTTAATACCTCTACTAAATCTGGGTTATCCCACTTAACAGGAGCAGGTACATCACCCGTAAATAATTCAGCTACGTCATGGGTTAAAGCTCTTAGTATGGCTTCTTTACTTACGTTAGGGTCTAAATATTGTAGTATCATAGCTACGCCCCATGAGTGAGAAGCTACCGATTGCTCACCTATTATTTCTAAAGTGTGGTAACGTTTTATAGCCCCCCCACGTATCATATTAAATAAATCATTCATACCTGTCTTCACAAATTTTCTCCTTACCAAAATAACACCACTTACAACCGAATGTACTTGGTTTAGCTGGGAACTCTGTAGCGTCTGTCATAGCTATAGCTCTATCATTTAATTTTTCTCTTTTATAAGTAATATTGTCTTCACTATATTCGTACCTGTCTATTTTACCATGGTCTAAGTACCATAGCTCAGTAGTTATAGTTTCTACCTCTGGCATACGTTCTAGTACTACAGCCCCATATAACTCACACTGTTCTCTGTGTGTTTCTTGATTACCGTCATATCTACCAGTTTTAAAATCTATAACTCTAGCGTTAGGTTGACCGTCTATATGCACAAAAGCATCTACTTTAGCCCTACCCCAAGTTGTGTCACCGAACCATGGAGCAGGTTTCCAGTCTTTATCAAAAGCCCAGTCACCTTCACAAGTTACATAACCTTTTAAATGTAGCTCTTTTAAATTATCAAAAGCTTCTTCAAAGTCAGCTAACTCTTTAGGTATCTCCTCGTATCTACCTCTTATATAATCTTCACACATACTGTGCATAGTTTTACCACGTTCCATATATTTATTTCCAGGCTCTTTAATACGTTTAACGTATGCATAGTATGCTTTCTTAGGACAGCTTTCAAACGTGCTTAGTCTACTGTAAGACCATTGGTATATTTTATCACTCACTTAGCCCTCCTTAACAACCAGTCAAAGCCTGCCGTTGCCCAGTCTGTAGCTATACAGTTTTGTACTTCTGACATAGCGTCATCAGTTTCACCTTGTTTATGTAAAAACCAAGCGTCTTGTAAAGGTGCAGCCACATGACTAAAAAATATATCTTCAAACTCCATATTTTCAAAAGGTTTACGTTCTAAAAACTTATGTAAATCTTTATTCCAGTCTTCTATGTTAGTCTGGTTTACCATAGGGTAGTAATTAATACCTCTATTTTCATATGGGTTTTCAAAATGTTTCATAGAGTAATAATCAAATACATCAGCTTCTTCAAGCCTAGCATGCATCTCATCAAACACTTTAGTATAAGCATGAAAACTATCACTAACTTGGGTATATGCCCCGATACTTACGTCTAACGCACTAGCCATATATTCATGTAACATAGACATATGAACTATATTAGCCCCGAAAGTACCCCATATAACATCATTAGATCTATTACTTACGGTCATCAATAACTCGTTATTACGTATCTTAAAGTATATACAGGTATTACAAGGCACATCAACTCCAGCACGATTAAGGTCAGCGTTAGCATCCCACATTTGTAAAACACAGCGTCTGTCGTTAGGGTCTTTCTGTAACCTTTTAATTATTGTATCTATTTGATTGACATTAAAATGTTTTATCCACCTATAGCCGTAAGCACCATGTAGGTTTACTCCGTCGTCACTATATTCAGACATACGCTTATTATATTGTTGAACAAAAGCTAAATCATTACGCCCAGCTAACATCCATAGACCTTCCATAAAATGAAAGAAAGGGTTAGCGTCCCTCACTTCTTCAAATAAAACTCTTTCGTAGGGTTTACTAAATACCGTAGCTACAGGTGTGTCGTGCTCTACTACCTGACCTGCCCTACTTTCTCTTATATCTTGTTGGTCAAATGAAAGCATATCCATAGCTTTTATAAAACCATCATTTACATTTCTACAATTTATAACGTCCATTAAAATAATCCTCCTTGTACTTTATCTGCTCCGCTGTTATATGCCCTTTTCCATTGTACGTTTACGTCTTTACGAGGCATACCGTTCCAAGCTGTTTTAGTTTCTTTTTCTACCACCTTTACAAAATCTGGGTGTAAATCGTGTAACTTTTCTGCGCCTGCGTTATGTACTTCTATAGTACGCCACTCACTACAGCCACCCTCTGCGTTAGAGCTTTTTTGACCTTGTGCATAATAATAACTAATTTTACTAGGTTTACCTTGACGCAATAATTGTAGGTTTATATCAAAATCTTCCATAACATCTACTCTACCTAACTCAACGTTGTCAAACATATTTAAGTTATACCCTAACACCCTCATATATCTAGTGTTCTCTACTGCTAGGTGTTCTACTCTATTATTACCTTCCCTAGCACTTACACCTACATGGGCATAATCATCAAGCCACTTATCTAATAAACCGAATAAAGCTTTATACTCCTCAGGCTCTAAGTATCTTAAATGCCAGTCAGTAGGTGATTTACGTATATAAAAACGTAAGTCATCGTCTAACATAACTATCTTTTTGTCTTCAGTATGTTTATGTATATACTGACGTTTTTTAGCTATACCTTTTATTTCTTCAGGTATGACCATATATTTACAATCATACTTATTTTCATATAAATGTTTTTCATCTTCATCAATTACTAACACTACATCTTTACGCATGTCTTCAGGAAAAAATGACAAGGTTACCTGATTATCTGCCCTGCCTCTAGTTGGAATATAAATAATCATTATAATAGATCCTCCGTATATTCACGTGGTTTATATTTAGCACGTGGTCTGCCTTGACCTAAACGCACCCTCTCGTATTTATCAAACTCGCATAGACAATGCTCTATGTCTCTCATTTCTAACGGTAATGGATTACCATTAAGCAGAGCTAGTAAGTCTCTCATTTCCTGTATAAATAATGGTTTCTTTTGTTTACCGTTTAATTCTCTACCGAATATTCTATTAAGCCCTCTCATAGCTCCTGGTCCAGGATTAGCCCAAGTCATAATATCTGGTGCTTTACTAAGCCATTTAGTATGTCGTAAATCAGTTACTACCTCATACGACATAAAATCACTAAATCCAGCGTATGGTAAAAAACTTTTCCAACTGTCCTCTAAGCTATTGAAAAAACAGGGAAACTTAGCATATAATGGGGTGAGTATTTTGTCAACCGTTTGTTCTATTTTAGTGCCTCCTAATGTACCAGTTAACATATAGGCTCCTGTATAGACTTTTTCTCCCCTGTCTTTTCTATCCTGCATTATAGCTTTTACTTTTTCAGGTTCCCATTTATCAGGAAAACCTATTTCTTCTAAAGTGTCTGGCCAGTTTATTTGCCTAGCTACAGCCATAGCGAAGGGTAAGTTACGGTGGTCAGCGTATGGCTCTCTCCAGTTTTCCCTTATCCATATAGTTACCTTATCTAATTCACGGTACACGTTACAAAAACTATACTCGGTTAATATAGGGTCAGTGCTCCAGGGATATGGCTCATTGTTAATCTCTTTCTTTATAAATATATTGTGGCGTTCTACCATAAACCTATTAAAATCATCGACCCTTTTTAAATTTAAATCAGCTCTCATCTTTCTCCTTATGTAATTTGATAAAATATTCAGCTTCTAATAATACTAATGGTTTACTTCTATTACGTTTAAGCACCACTAACGGCTCATAGCCTTTACAGTTTTCTTCTGCTTGTGCGTAAGCTTTCCACAAATTTACAGCCTCTTGATTCTTACACTCTATAGAATAAGGAAATTTATTTCTTGACTGTTTACCCATAATAATATCCTCACCTTGACTACCCATGGGTCTGCTCTCTAAATCATCTTTATCAAGCCCTAATATTTCTACCATTTTATTAGTAAACCATTGTTGTAGTTTACGTCCTTTAGCCTTAGCACTACTAGGACGCACATTGCCACCAGTCTGGTTGCCTAGTAGGTATTTTATTCCACTGGGCGTATGTTTTTTCATTTACTACGTAATCACGGTAAGCTTGTACGGGGTCATCATTTTTGTACTCGTCGGGCATAGCCTGAGGCATAGTAGTTAGACCAGCTTTAGTTATACCTAAAGGTAGCTGTGATAAAGCATCGTTTAGTTTAACAAAACTTAAATGCTGTCTGTCATACCTAGTTTCATACTCCTTACATAAAGCAAAAAAGTGGTAGTATAACCACATATAGTTTTGACTAGTTTCCCTAGCCCATATAGTACAAGGGTGATTCATGTATGCTTTTAAATAGATACCGCGTTCATCACAGTACTCATCGCCACTTAATAAACGGTGTGCTGTGCTTAACATTTGAGCAGACTCTAAAGGCATTTTTACTACTAGTTTATCTGGTAAACATATTGCAGCGTGTGCGGGGTCTTTATGTACGTAAAATATATTCATAAGTAAAGTATTGTATAAAAATTGTTAGTAAAATTTTACTTTACTTCTATGTAGAAAGTAAAGTTAAATCATAATTTTAAATTCTTTTCTAGTCCTCCCTTGTACTATGTGTAAATTCTGTTTAGCTCTAGTTACGCCTACGTAAAAAGCCCTACACTCGTTGTCAGGGCTACGTATAAGCTCGTCATACGTTTTAGTAGCTACGTCGGTTAAAAGTATTACGTTATCACATTCTCCGCCTTTAGTAGCGTGTATAGTATTCATCTTTATTCTTGAAGCGTTTACTTTCTCACCTTTCTTTAAACCGTTTATAATGTATTGTGTATTAGTATTACCTAACAGGTCAAAACACTTATGCCATATACCATCTACCATTAAACCATATTCTTTTTTAAGTTGGTTTATATTAAAGAAAGCTTCTGGGTCAGCTTTTTTCATTGTCTTGTAACCAACCTTAACTCCTTTACCTGCTTTCATGTAGCCGTATATCTTTTTAATTTTAAAAACTTCTATACTGCCCCCGTTACGTAACTTCTCCCAATCTTTTATAGCTTGTATTAAGTTATCAGTAACACTAGGTTTACCACTTTTAGTGTAAAAATATCCAGAGTTTTTTACATGTTCTTCTACCTGACCTAATAAATAATTGTTTCTCGCTAATATGAGCCACTCACCTTTTGATATGTCTATGTGCTCAAAACTTTTATGATAGGTTACCGTGCCTTCTTCTTTTTTAGGTATCCAAGTTTTTTCACGCCTACGCTTGATACGGCTAACTATATTTAAAGCTACGTCGTGGACTCTCCTAGGGACTCTGTAAGACTGGTCTAAATATATTTCTTTACCGTCTAGGTTTATAAAATGCTCAGTGTCTGCACCAGCCCACTTATAAATAGCTTGGTCGTCATCACCAGCTATGTAGACGTTCTCTACGTCCCTAGCCAATTTATGGACACACTTCCACTGTAAAGCTGATAAGTCCTGAGCCTCATCTACTATTAACGCTTTTAATTTAGGGCTAGTGTCCATGTTTAAAAACCCAGATAACATATCAGTATAGTCAAGTAAGAAATTAGTTTCTTTAAAGTTGTTGTAGCTCTGCACAAACCAATCAAAATGCATCCAACTTATATCACTATTAGCTAACTGCCAAAACAACTTATAATCAGTGCAGGTATTACGTGCCATGTTTTCTAAGAATAACATATTGTCACCTTTAGAGTTTAACGCCATTAAATTTTCACCGTCCCAAGCACTACTAATTTTTTCTCCTACTAACTTACTGAATGTGCGTAAGTCTTTACGGTCAAGGATATCTGTTTTAGTTAAACCTTGCCAAAAGTAACACAGTGAATGTATTGTTCTAAAGTATGTGTATGAATCTTCAGCGTAGTCAAATTTAGTTATGGCTCTACTAAGAGCTTCAGTTGCAGCTTTTTTAGTAAACGCCACATATGCTAACTCGTGTGGTGCTATACCAGAGTCAAATAATTTTTCTACCGTGTTTAATAAGTAAGTAGTTTTACCTGTGCCTGGAGGTCCAAGGACAATGTTCCATGGAGTCATAATAAATCCTCCTCAAAATTATGTCCTTCAAGTGTATCGTCTTTATACTCAAACTCTTTGATATACCAAACGTTTGTTCCTCTACCTTTTAAGTTCCAAAACTTAGTTTGTGCTTTCATATCTCTTAGTTTACTAGCTATCCTATTAGTTTCAAGCTCTGTGAATCGATGTTTAACTAAAAACTCTCTAAAATCTTTTATTCTAAAATATGTGTAGCCACCTTCACTATACGGTTTACCTAGTAATACCTCTTCACGTGTACTGGCTTGTGCTAAGTCAGTAGTAAATGATTCTAATAATTCTAAAAACTGACCGTGTGTAGATACATCAGAAGTTACCTCTATTATTTCCATACCGTTATCCATTAAAGATTGTATCTGTGCTTGCCATGCACGTTCATTAGTTTTAGGTGGCATAAGGTTTAAAGTTTCCATACAAACTCTTTGAAACTTAGTTTGGTTTTGTAATTCTTCTGTGGTTAACTCTAAACGCTTATCGTCTATGGATAAAAACCATAGGGGCGGTTTAGAATCTAACTTAGATAAACTACTAAAGCTAGGGGCTGTATTACCTTTACCCACGCCGAACTTACACGTTCTACATTTTTGTACATCACAGTAAGAGCGTATAGGTTCATCGCTACACTTATAGTTATATTCTTTTTTCTTTAACGTGCCTATTAAAGTCAATACTTCTTGTGCTGGTAGGGGTGGGCTTACGTATTTACGGTTATATTCTTCTATTTGGTTTTCCCACTTATCTGGTGTAGCTTGTTTTAAATAAACCCCAACGTTAAACAAACCATTATTACGTGTGCCTTCAGGGAAACCTTGTTTTAATAATATCTTTAAACATGGTGGTCCACCTTCTATATCATCTATTTCAGGTACTTTTAATTTTAAAACTTCTTCGTGGCTTATAGTTTGGCTACGTGCATAAGCTACAAACTCTTCAGGAGTTAGTGCTACGCCTTTAGGGTTATACCCATACCTTACTGAATTTTCACCCTCAAAATAAGGCATGTTTAACCAGCTACCTATATCTCCTCTGTCAACTAAAACTTCTCTTTGCTTAGGGAATATCTCTACTCCCCCGTAACCTAAACCTGCTGCTAATTCTCTTAACTTATCCTGCATGTCTCCAGCAGGTATAAACTCTTCTACAAAACAAAATACATGGGCACCACCACTTTTACTACGGCAAACTACTAAAGGTAATTTAAAAGATTGTATTTTTTGTACTAACTCTGGTATGTCTAAAGAGTAAGTGTCTATGTCTATAGCTCCCCAACGTACTTGATTTTCTTCATTGATTGGTATGATACCTAAACCAGCTTTACCGTTTAAATGTGCTAACCAGTTTTCTGAAGTTGGTCCAGCTGTTTTTATAGTTTTGGCTACGCCTTGTTGTTTTAATCCTGTACCGTTTTGATCTATATTGAATACACCGTGAGCCCTACGTGATCCCTCAAAAATGTCGTAAAAACTCTTGTGTAACTCCACACACTCTCCAAAAATAAAAGGGGGATATTACTCCCCCACGTTAATTAAAACGGTGCTTCGCCCGTTTCAGCGTTAGCACTAGTTTGAGATAAATTTATACCTCCTACTTGTTCCGCAAAAGTTTTTGCAGCCTCGTAGTAAGTCATCTCATCTTCGGTAACTTGACCTTTAGCAGTAATACCCCAGCCAAACCATGTACCACGGTCGTTAGACTCTTGTACACAACTAAGGTTATACTTTTGACTAAAGCTAGGTGGTGTAAACACCTTGTCACCAGACTTCATTTTAACACTAGCCATCATTGAGTTCCATGTACGAGACCTTTTAAGTTGCGTACCCGCCATAGATATCATAGCTGTATCATAGCTACCATCTGAGTTAATAACTAACACAAAATGCGTAGCAGAAGTTTGAATATAATTACCGTTTTCTAGAACGTCTTGATACTGCTCATTCTTAGTAGTTTTTTCTAAGATAGCAGGGTCATCGTGTTGAGCTACTAACCCTCCCCCAGACTCTCTAGGTGTCCACTCTAAAAATAAACGCTTATAAGCCACAGGTAAAACTACCAATGGATTATTTTCATTATAGAGTGTACTAGTTACCGTATTAATAATGTCGCCTGTACTAGCACCGTCAACATACTTACCGTCATGTTTATTAACCTCTGGGCTCATAGCCTGTAAGATTTTTAAACGTGGTATGGTAACGTCTTCAGCACCAATATTTTCAAGCCCACTACCTGCGTCATCTATAAAAGCTGACGGTACGGCTATTTCAGTATTTTTCTTGTCACTTATTTCATTTTTATTTGTCATTTTTTAATTATCCTTGTTTTTTGACCTACATATACATTAAAAGTTTCAAGTGGTAGGTCATTCCCACTCTCTACTTGTTCCCTTATAAACGCTTTAAGAGTCATAGGCTCTACCCACTTTTTACCGCTAGTAGAGTACCCATCATCTTGAAGGTCAGATAAGAGCTTTTCGGCGTTGACGTCTTCGTCTCTGCCAAAACTTACAGATACTACGTTTTTAATAATATCCCCGTGTCCGTTGTCTTGTAACCACTCGAATGCTTCTTGTTGGTTATGTTCAGTTATACGACCATAGTAATAAGCTTGTGTGCTTATCTTTTGACCGTTAGTTAAAGTAATTTCACTTAATCCTACCTCACTTAATAGGGCAGGTATTTCTTCTTCACTTAAAGTTTTTAATTCTTTTTGTGTAGCTTTTAAACTTGCTTGTTTTTCTTCTATAAGTTCTTCTAGTTCTGCCATTTTATTTGCTTTATCGGTGAGCGTTTTTAGAGAGACCTCACTAACCTCTTTATTTATATCATCAAACATTTATATCTACCTCTATGATATTGTATTTATAGTCACGGTTATCCCACTTTAATAATTTAGCCCTACCTGTATTAGAAAGTAAAGCATGATGCATACAAACGCCAATAGCAACAGGGTCACCTATTAATAATAGGTAATCATCGTCATTAAAGTTTTGTAATTTGTAACGTATTCTATTGACGGTAGGTATAGGACTATAAATCATATTAGAACGACTGTCTAATATAAATTCAAACTTACCATAGTCTAAAGCTGAAGATATGTTTTTATTATCGTTTGGCTTTTCTACTACATATACACTCATCTTGTCTCTCTTATCTTAAAAATAGTGAGGAGAACCGTGCGAGAAACTCCTCACTTGAAAAACTATACCTATGACAATATAGTTTTTTAGGTAATAATTAAACGGCTAAATTTAATTACCTATTACTATAAAGGGAAAATAAAATAAGTAAAGCATAATCAATAAAATATATTAAAAAAGGTAATATCGGTAATAGGCACGTTAAAAAACATCGTAGTTATGAGGGTTTAAAGGCTATTAGCAAAACGTATTATTAGGCTATTAAGCTAAAACATGCAATATCCTTTTTATTTTTTATGACCTAGTTTATTATACTACTATATAAGAGACGAGATATAGATATGTATAATTTCAAAACTAAACCTTACGACCATCAACTAGAAGCACTCACTGAATCATGTGATAGAAAACAATATGCTTTGTTTATGGAGATGGGGTGTGGTAAATCAAAAGTAATTATAGATAATTTTGTATATCTATATGAACAAAATAAAGTAAACAATATATTAATAGTAGCACCTAAGGGTGTCTATAGCACATGGGTAAATAAAGAACTTGAAACACATATACCAGACAATATTGAATATGACATTGTCAAGTGGAGCAGTAACCATACTAAAAAACTTTTAAAACAATTAGATAATCTATTTCTGTATGATAATAAATTAAAAATACTAGTGATGAACATAGAAGCTTTTAGTACTAAAAAAGGTTGTCAGTATGCTAATAAGTTTTTACAAGCTAATCGAACTATGTTTGTAATAGATGAAAGTACAACTATAAAAAATCCTTCAGCTAAACGTACTGTAAATTGTGTACGGTTAGGTAAGTATGCACACTACAGAAGAATACTTACTGGCTCACCTATTACTAAAAGCCCATTAGACTTATATAGTCAATGTATGTTTTTAGATCCAGGTTTATTAGGTTTCAGTAGTTATTACGCATTCCGTGCTAGGTATGCAGACATGAAAGAAATGACTGGTCAAGGTAGAACTTTTAAATTTGTTACGGGTTATAAAAATTTAGATGAGTTGAATGAAACGTTAGGTAAATTTAGCCACAGAGTTTTAAAGAAAGATTGCCTTGATTTACCAGAAAAAATTTACATACGTAGAGAAATAGAAATGACTCCTGAACAAACTAAAGCGTATAGAGAATTACAAAAGTTTGCAGCCACACAACTAGCTAATAAAAAGTTAGTAACCATAAATCACATAATGACTCAAATAATACGGTTACATCAAATTTCATGCGGATTCATAGGGACGGATGACGGTAGTATTACCGAGTTACCTAATAATAGAGTCTCAGAATTGTCCTCTATTTTAGAAGAAACTGACGGTAAAGTGATTATTTGGGCTAATTACCGTCACGACATAAAAAGGATAGAAAAATTATTAATCGACACTTACGGTGAAAATTCTGTGGGTACATACTATGGTGACGTTGAACAAGAACGTAGGGAATATGTTATAAATGAGTTTCAAAACGTTGACAGCCCTATGAGATTTTTTGTAGGCAATACTCAAACTGGTGGTTATGGTATAACTTTGACTGCTGCTAGTACGGTTATATATTTTAGTAATAATTATGACCTAGAAAAACGTTTACAATCAGAAGATAGGGCACACCGTATAGGTCAAACTAATAAAGTAACTTATATTGATATAGTTTGTGAACGTACCGTTGATGAAAAAATAGTAAAAGCTTTACGTAAAAAACAATCTATAGCCAGCACCATACTAGGTGAGGATAAATTAAAAGATTGGTTAACGTGACATTCCTCTTCTATTTCTGTTAATAAATATATCTGGTGAAACTAAAGTTTCCATACCTGTAGGAATACGAGGCACTGGGACATTGCTATTAACAGGAATATTATTAATACCTGTACGTCTTGGAGGCATAGGTAATGATATCGGTGCTACGGGTGCTGGATTTATAAACTCATCTGGTAGTGGTGGCATGATGCCTGGACCAAAACCGTAATCAATTAAATCTCGGCTTGGTGGTAACTCTCTGAGTGGTATTTGAGGTGGTAAATCTCTACGTGTGGGTGGTAATTCCGTAGGCGGAACTTGAGGTGGTTTTATTGTATCAAAATCTATTGGTGGCAACGGAGGCATTATTCCTGGACCATAGCCATAATCAAGCATGTCTCGGTTAAACGGTATATCTACACCAGGAACCATGGGCGGTATAGCTGGAGTATTTATTGGTATTCCTGGTATGCCAAAAAGTGGGACATCTTGTGGAGGTACGTTAATCTCATCTTGTCTTCTTCTCCTTTCTTCTTCTCTCCTTCTCCTAAGTTCATCAATAATGTCTCGACGAGCTTCTTCTTCATCAATGATAATGTCATCCTTACCACCACCACCGCCACCAGTGCCACCACCGCCACCAGTGCCACCACCGCCACCAGTGCCACCACCGCCAGTTCCTCCACCGCCAGTTCCTCCACCAGTGCCACCGCCAGTGCCACCACCAGTGCCACCTCCAGTACCACCGCCACCTGTACCACCATCATCACTAGGGGGAGAGGTGTAAGTGAT